GATCTACCTCCTCCGAAGAGGTTAGCTATAGGGCCGACACACATAATTATTCTCCTTTGATTTTATTTTTTAATAATCTTATGATTGATAATTGACCAGCCCTATAAGATATTGCTTTCTCTGATAGGTTGTGGTCTGGAAACTTATCTGGAAACTGCTGTTCGAGTTCATCAACGATCTTCTCGATGCGTCCCCAGTCAAGAGTACTGTGGTAAGTTGGTGTTTGCATGTTCAAAAAATGCGGGCATACGTGCTCGTTTAGTGTCAGAAAGTTCTGGGGCTTTACCCTCATACATTAGACGATCACTACAATCTGTCCAAAATTTTCTGTTTAAATGTTTGTTTGTTGCTTTTGTTTTTAAGGGCTCAAAAATCCAATTAATTGTAGCTTTCCTAAGTTTGTCCAAAGAAGCACTAGGGCGTAAGCCCATGTCAGCACATACAAGACTATTACAAGCAACGTGGATTTGTTCATCTCTGGAAATGTCAGCCGATACTGTCCTAAGAGCAGCATCGCCACAAAAGCGATTGAAAGGTAAAATAACAAAGAATATTGCACGTTCTGCTACCAATGCTTTTAATATAGTATGGTCTGGGTGTGCTATCCAAGCATCACGTAAAAGTTTTGCTTCTTTTTCTGCCTTCTCATCTAGTCCGTGAACATCAGCAATGTAGTTGAGGGCAACATCATGTCGCTCCTCATCTTTTACATTATCTTCGAGAAGTAGTCTAGCAATATCGGGAACCTCTTTACTAAGGGTTTCCGTAATAAAGGTACCAACAGGTAGCTCCATATGCCGTATTGCAAGAGCACGGTAGATGGCTTCTTCACTACCGTCAAGGAGTTTACCTTTGGTAGGTTTAACGGGAGTCCACTTTCGCTTCCGTTGAAATAATTTTTCATAAGGGTTCATTCTTCACAACCTATGCACTTGATTTCGGGTTTAAGTATCCCACTCAAGTAATCGTCTACATCACCTTCATCTAATGCAGCGTACGCACTGGACTTATCTTGTGTATCACCCATAACTTGGAGGGAATAATATGAAGAAGTCCCGTCTTGTGGAGTAATGTCATGATGCCATCTGCGACACGCTTGTACGCATCCCATCCAACTTCTGAGGCGATCTCCACATCGCCATAATCATATGATGTAACTCCAAACGTACCGCTATCACGGTCAACGCTTCGAGCTATCGGTGGTGCAATCTCAGGACAGGATGTAAACCCATCGAGATCTTTGGTGTTGTAACTACATGATGCAGTAGGGGCTATAGCAAAAGCTCTATCCATATTGTGTGCACGTGCTACATCTGCTGCTGCTATGATACCTCGTTTCAAGGCAAAAGCTAGTTTAGCTGCGGTTCCTTCTCGTGGTGTTAAGCCAGTATTAATTCTTTCTAATGCTTCACCAAACTCTTTGTAGGTTACTTCGTATCTTCTGAGGAGGTTGGCAAGACCGAGCATCCCAAGCCCCACTTGTCTGTCAAGTGATGGGGCAAGGTATTCTCCAGATTCTCCAACACCTGTCCGTGCATGGAGATCACACAATTCGGACATAGCTTCAACGAAACCCTCTTGTATGTTGCCGAGAGTACAGGCACCGAGACTGACATGCTGTAACAAGCACGTGCCTCGTGAGGGCAAGTAAACTTCAAGACAGACGTTTGAGTAGATTCGTTCTCCATGTTGATACTTAATTTTGTTTAACCATATGTCACCAGATTTAATTCCTTCTAGTAACTCTTTTTTATAAGGTGTGTCCTTCCACATTTCTGGGGTAAGGTCAACACATCTTTTAACCCAAGGTAGTTCATGTCTTGGTGTAGTAATGAACTCTAGTATGTCATCATGATCTAAGTCAAGATGCAAAACGCAAGCTCCATTTTTATAGACTCCACCTCTACGTATAGTTTCGTTGAGTGCAGAGTATACTTTACCAAATGATACAGGGCCACTAGCTACAAGTCCCTTTTCATTAGTGTGACCGTTAGGTCTAATCTTAGAGAGGTGTACTGCTACACCCGCTCCAAATCTTAATGCGTGACTGACAAAACGCCAGCTTGCTTCTATTCCATTATCACCCTCGATGCTGTCATCGACTACGAATACTGTACAGCTGACAGGTAAGCGTCCATCTGGATTCTTTATCCAGCTGTCTATCCTACCAGTTCTAGCTATCAAAGGGTGTGGAAACAAATCGTTTAACATGTTTAAGGATTCCAAAGAATGGGTTGGTTACGGTCATGGTCATAGTTTTCGTTACGCAAGATCTTAGCTAATCGTGCATTGAGCAAAGCGTCATCGTCCGATAACCCTCTATCTCTATAGGCTTTACACACTGCCTCCCACTGGTTTTCATTTTTGTTTAGTAATTCTGTTGCTCTCTTCACTCCTATTCCAGGGCAACCAGAGTAACCATCTGTAGGGTCTCCGCTTAGGCTCTGTATTAGATGCCATTTGTCCCCCTCTTGTTCAGTGATCTCTACTACATCATCAGTCATATTCCATAGAACAGAAGGTATCTGTCTCATGTCTTTGTCTGGACTGACAATAATATTACTAGGATCTGGGTGGCGTGTAGCCTCGATGCCAATGGTGTCATCTGCCTCTAGTCCTTCGATCAGTTTGAAATTGTGGTTTTCTCTACAGTAATTTACTAAACGCTTATAGCCAAGGGGCTTACGTTTCATTCTATGTCCCTTGTAGTCGGGATAAATTTTCTTTCTAAAATTTTGAGTGCTTGAGAAATATAGTATGAAGTCGTCCTCCATCATAGCCTTAGTCACTTTGTTTAGTTCATTATGAAATACTTTCAGTACTTCACTGAACTGTGACTGAGCGATAATGACATCCTCTCCAAAATCTATACCAATCTCACAGGCTTGTGCAGCTTTGTAAGCTAGGAAATCAGAGTCAATTAATAACATTAGTGTACCTCTGCCCAGTTGTCACCAACTTGTGCGTCAGCTTCTATGGGCAATCGTATATTGTAATACTCACCAGCCTGTAATGCAGATAGTTTACAAACCTCAGCTACGTCATGGGCAACAAGATGTGGAGCACCTAATACTTGTTCGTCATGGACAAACGCATACCGTTCATGATTGAACATACTCATACGTAGATTATGGTCTGTTAGTAGCAGCCACCGCTTTGCGACAACCGCTGCCGACCCCTGTAAGAGGCAGTTCAACGCCTTGTGTTCTTTGTCCACAAGTATTTGGCGTTTGTCAATAGCACGTATGCTACCTCTTTCAGCAACTCTGCGAGTATCCTTAACAAGATCTTCAAGCCCTGGAATAGCATCCATATAAGCTCTCCTAATCTCTGCCCCCTTCTTCTTCGCCTTTTCGAGGGGGAGCATATTGTCAAAAGATAATCCAAGTTTTTGGTCGCCCCCTCCATACAAGAAACAATAAGTAATTGTCTTGACTTGTCTGCGAGAGATTCCAATTTTTTCTGCATTGACTTGGTGAATGTCTTGTTCTAGTAAGATCTTTGCATACCTACCGCCATCATATCTGGCTAAATAGTGGGCAAATAATCTTAACTCGATCCCAGCAAGGTCGCTATCTACTAGCTTCCAAGTTGGGTTGGTGATAAATAATTCACGGCAATCCTTGTCCGAACTTACTTGTGCAAGATTTGGGTGTGAATGTGCCATTCGGTGAGTCACCGCACCGATAAAGCAAGAGTGGTGAAGTCTGCCATCCTTGACTAGCTTCAACCAAGCATTGGTTCCTTGAGATAACATTCCTAACTTTTTCTGAATGACCAGAATATTTAGAAATACCAACGCCTCTTCTGTTCCTATCTCTTTGAGAACTGTCTCATCAATAACTGCTTTACCAGTCGGTGTGAGTTTGGTAGGCTTCCAACTTTGAAAAGTTTTAAACCACCATGCTATGTGTTCTCTACTGCTAGGATTAAATTCCTTCAACCTTTGCATTTCTGCTCCAGCGAAGTAACCTTGTTTCTTGTTATCTCTCTTTGGAGTAAACAAGTTGTGTGGAACGTAGTGGCAGATTTTTTCAGCCTTCTTTCGTAGTTTCTCCAGCTCTGTAAGGAGTTGGTTCTCTAGTTCCTGTGCCTTTCGTACGTCAAATGGCCAGCCTATGGACTTTTGTTCAGCCATTAGCTGTGCTATTTGATGCTCTAGGACAACGCTTTCAGCGATTTTTGGAAATGTGTCCATAGTTTAGCGAGGATAACAACGTCTTTTTTGCAGTATTCCTGCATTTCTGGCGACCACTCTTTCCAGTCAGTCGTCTTTCCAAACCCATCTTTAAAACATCTTAATCTGTAACCATAGGCTTCGAGACTGTGTGAACCATACAGACGAGCTGGCATCATAGCCCACTTACGTCTAAGGTCAATGTCTAATAAATTTGGATGGAAAAATCTACTGAGTATTAAAGTGTCCCAGTGTTTTGCCTTGCCTTCAAAAAAAGGAAAGTGCTTTTTAATTTCTGGTATGTCAAACATAATACCATTGTGTGAAATGATATTGTCAGCCACTTCCAGCTCATTAACTGCATTAACAACGCTGTAGTTTGGTGTTGGCTGGTCATTATACTCAGTAACTAAACCAGTGTTTAAGTCTTGAGTTACAACACAATGTATTTGAGTTGAGTCGATACCATCTGTTTCTATATCAAAAGCTAGATTAACCGAAGTCTGTGCTTGGGTTGAAGTCGGGCGTAGCTTCATTTTCTTCAAAGGTGCATGTTTCAAGGTGGTAAGTTAATTCGTTGGCAATACCAACTTCCCCAGAATGACGATTCTTGAGGACTCTAACAGTCGTAGTATCTCGTTTGCTTGGATCCTGTTGATCCCGTTCGAGGGCAATAACTGTGTCAGATAACTGTGCAATCGCAGCAGATCCTCGCAGTTGTCCAAGAGTAATACGGGCTCCCTCCTCATGGTTCTGATCTGATTGTGTACGTCTAAGGTGCGAGACTAGAAACAGGGTAATGCCTGTACGTTCAACAAGTGATCGTAGTTTGGTCATCGTCTGATCTATCATACGTCTCTCATCTCCGTCCAATCCACTGAGCAATATACTCAGATGATCGAGGAATATAATACGACACTCCAATCCACAGGCAAGGTATTCGATTCGTGAATAGATCGTATTAGGGTCATAACTGCCAAAGCCATCGAAGAGAAAAAGATTCCAATTAGCAATAGTACTGTTGTAGGCGTATTCGAGTTCTGTTCGTTCATATTCTCCAAGATGATAAGATCTTCCTAGCGATGCAGACATCAATCCAAGAGCAGATCTCCTGTTAGATTCTTCCAACGCCAAGTAACCAACCCGTTCTCCTTTATTAAGAAGGTCACTTGCAAGGGCTCTGCAAAAGGATGATTTTCCTGTTCCAGATCCTGCAGTAATTGTGATAAGTTCTCCATATCGTATGCCATGTAACTTTTCTTGGAGTCCTTGGAATGGGTAGTCATGGTCAGCGGGGGGTGTTGGTGTAGTGATTACATTAAGTAATGATTTGGCATCAACAATACCATCTGGTCTGTATGTCTTTGCATCCCAGATAGCTCGTCTGATTGCCTCGGCATCGCCAGCTTGTAAAGCATCAGAAGCGTCTTTATACTTCTCAAGCCTTGCTATCTTTGCTTTTCCAGGGGGTAGCAGTTCGGCACATTCTTGTGCTGCCTGTCTACCTGCCTCGTCATTGTCAAAGAATAATACTACCTCTTCATAACTTTGAAGTAGGTCTAGTACCCTTTGCAATGCTTTCTTTGCAGCCTTCGCACCATTTGGTATGGATACATGAGGCCATTTAGGTTGTGCTTCCCATCCAGAGGCTGCATCGAGCTCTCCTTCATATATGGTAAGCCTTGACCCTTTATCAGGGAATAAATTTTGCCCAAAAAGTTGATGGTCGGTATTTTTACCCTCCATCCAGAAGCCTTTGTCCTTTGTCTTTACCTTAGCTCCACACACTTGCCCTGCTTTATCAAAGTAGTGCATGCGTAGTGTATCGCCATCCTTGTGGATACGGTATTTACGACAGGTCTCTTCTGATAGCCCTCTTTTTCTTAACTTGGTAGGATTACCTTGTAACATAATTTGGTTCTTTTGGGGCGGTCTTTCACAATCATCACTTGGCTGCCCGCTATCAAAGTGGTTACATACAAAACAATAAGTATGTCCATCATCATATACGGAATTACCGTCTGACGAACCACAGCTAGGACAGCTGGTGTGATGT